AGTTTATCAATCAAATAAAGATGCTACTTGGTATGTGGTTGCTATTAACGATTTAGCGGTAAATGATTTAGTTACTGATGGTACATTTAGTATAGATGGTTCTCCACTTTATGAATATTGGTCAATTAATGGTACTGTTATTAATAGTGCAACAGGAGGAATAAACGGAAGCCAGTGTCCAAAGATATTTGGAAATAATGTTTCTTATGTTTCTCAATCAATACCTTTTTTAGAAGCATTATATGTAGTTTCTTTTTGGGCAAAAAATGATGGAAATACTCCAAAAGCAGTTGCAAGGGTTTATATTGATGGAGATGTTTTTAGTGTAACTACTACAAATGACTGGACTTATTATGAGTTTGAATATAATGCACCAGGTGGAGATTTAGAAATTTATTTTTTAAATAATAATCCCGATGAAATAGGTTATATGTTTTTAGATAATGTATCTATCAAACAAAAGTTTCAAAATGGTTTAAAATACGATATTAACGGAACTTATTTAAGTGAATATACTTTTAATTTTTATTCTTCTATTGGTAATGCAGGTAATGTTAAATGGTCTGATGTAAATCAAGTAGTAACTTTAAACAAACGATTGACAAATGTTCAATTTAACTATCCTTACTACGAAAGAAATTTAATAAACAACTACGGATTCTTTAAGGATTACGCAACAACAACCACAGTTCCTACTGACTGGCAACTTGAAAGTCCTTTTGATTTTGCTAATGCAACAGGCGAAGATAGACCATTTGATAATAGAATTTTATCGGTAATAGAAAATGAAGATATTACAGGTGGTTTAAATACGGATATTTATTTATCTAATACTTTTAGGCTTACAAATAATATTTCTCCTTTTGGTTTTTATAATTTCTTTGCTATTAAAGTTGAATGTTCTGTTTATTTTGATGATGCGCACACAGATGGGGATGGTATTAATATAGCATTTGTTAAATCTAAAGATGGTACACCAAGTAGTTTTCCTACAAGATATTTAGATTCAACAGGTACTTATTATAGTGTTACAACTTCTTCTTTATGGAATGCAGTATTTAGGATGCCTATCTTTATGAGTGATAAGAATAGGTGGATGAAATATAAATGCTTATCTAAATTTGACCAAAATAGTTTAAGTGATGGTACTACTTTATATGAGTTTGGTACTTTAGTTTTAAGACCACAAAGAAGTTTTGGTACTGCTACTGCGCATCAAACATATTTTGATGATATTAAAGTAAGTATTATTCCACAAGGATATAAAAATACAAAAGGCTTTATTTATAACGCTACAAATATTCCTAATGATTCTACTTTAGTTAAGCCATTCTCGAATACTTATAAAATAGATAAAGGTCAATATCACGGTGGTATAGCTAATAAATCGGAATCACAAATTATAGAAGACTTTATTGGTTATGATACAAGTGGCGAATTTAATTTAATCCAAAATTCAAATAGATGGTTAAGACCTTGGGAAACTGCTTCAGAACTTATATTAGGCAGACCGATGCAGGAATGTATTACTCGTTCAATTTTATCTTTTTATCAAGCTACCTGGCAGAAATTTACAGGTAATGTTTATGGTAAGAATATAAACTTTGGGCAAGTCTTTAATATTGCTTTAGCGCAAGGCTTACACTTTATGCACGAGGCATCTTTTGATTATGTATCAAACAAAACAAACATAACCACACACCAAAGCCAAACTGATAAATTAGAAACAGGTTTTCGTTCTTGGTCTACTACTAAAGATGATACAGGCGCAGGTCAAGGCGAACCAGGAAGTACAACAAGTAGTATACAACAAGCAGAAGGATAATGAATGAGTTAAAAGAAATAAATGACCAGCTTAAGGCTTTGTCTATAAATGTAGAAATGATTAGCCAAGCCATTACAGGCTCGAAGCTAAATAGAAACGGCATCCTTCAGAGATTAGAATTAATCGAAGAAACTTTAGAAGATACTGAAAAAAGTGTTCAAGAAGTACGAGATTACAACACTGGTATTAATTGGGCAGTTAGAATAGGTGCTTTTATATTAACGATAACAGGTATAACTTTTATTAAAGACTACTTATGGCACAAATAAGCGAAGATGGTTTAAAACTATTAGTTGAGTTTGAAGGCTTAAAGTTAGATGCTTATCAGTGTTCTGCTTTGGTTTGGACTATTGGAATTGGTTCGACTAAATACGCTAACGGACAACCTGTAAAGAAAGGCGACAAAATAACGAAAGAGGAGGCTTATAAGCTATTCCTTGACACTTCCGATACTTACGCTGCTTGTATTAAGAGATATGTTATTAGACCGCTTAAACAGAATGAATTTGATGCTTTATTCTGCCTTTGTTATAATATAGGATGCGGAGCGTTTGCAAAGTCATCTTTAGTCAAGTTTATTAATGGTGGTCAAACGATTGAAAAAATAAGAATAGGCTTCTTGATGTGGATTAAAGTTGGTGGTGTGGTTAGTAAAGGATTAATGAGAAGAAGATTAAGGGAGTTTAACTTGTATGCGAAAATTAAATAACACACTTTCAACGGTATTTGGAGCGATTGTAGCTATTGCGAATGCTTGGGTAACTATTGACTGGGATAATTTTGTTTGGTCTTTAAATACTTGTATTAAGCTATTCCTATCGGCATTAATTGCTTTGGGTGGTTATATGACAACCATTAATCGTAAGCCTTTGAATAAAAGATAATTGCATTTGCTAAAATAATTAGTAATTTCGACAAAAAAACTATTATGTACAGACCAAGACTATCAGAAACTGAATACAACCAATATCAGTTAAAGAAACTTACCGACAAAAAAACCTATAAACTATTTGTATTTTCTGACCCTCACGGTTGGTTAGCTGACCTTAAATGTTTAAGGGTAATCAATAATATTCTACAACACAATAAATTTGATGAAGTCTGTATCAACGGAGATATAGTAGATTTACCTTTTGTTTCTAAACATACTAATAAACTTTTTATGGATGGTATCTTAAAAGGATATAACGAAGTTGAAGAGTTTAGATACACCGAAGAACAAATACTAAAGCCTTTAAGACTTTCAACGGATGCAAAGATTACTATTCGTACAGGCAACCACGATGAGCGAGTTACAAAGCCTTTTTTATTATCCAAAGGACAACTTGCAAGATTAGCCATTCTTTATAAACACTTTGAAAGTACGAAGTTTGAAGAAATGCTACACCTGGCTGAAAATGATATGGTTTATGACCCTACGGATGTCTTTAATTACTTTGATATTTTTGATATTACTCACGGATTAAGTTTAACAAAGAATGCCAGTGAAAAGAATATTATTGAGTATTGGGGTTCGGGATGTACAGGACACTCTCACAGGCTTGGAATGAGATACATTAGAAATAGGCATAATATTAATGCTTGGTTTGAAGTTGGATGCACCAGGTTAATGGAAGCAGTAGAATATCTACCAACAGGTAAGATAGCGGATTGGTGTCAAGGCTTTTTAGAGGTTACTTTTAAAATAGATGGCGATAAGGTTTTGTTCTTTGCACAACCACACGCTATAATAGATTATAAATGTGTTTATAACGGTGTTTTATATGGAGAATAAAGAAGAAGAAGTTTTCGATATGACTGATGGCGAGATTTTAGAAGAACTAAAGTTTTTTGTATATTTTCTTTTTGAATTAGAAGAGAAATCACTACTTTTATTCCCAAGTTATAAGACCTTAACACAAGCAAGGTTAATTAAAATGATAGATACCAGATTAGACTTTTTAGATTATGAACAAGACCAAGAGGGAGATGTTAGTTGAGAAACTTAAAGAATTATACAACCAAATAGAAATAGTTAGAAGAGAATTAATAACCGAAACAAATAAAGAAAAACTAAAAGAGAAACAAAATGAAAACTATCGAAGAAATTAACCATCTTGAAAATTGCGAATGCTCGGAGATTTGCACTAATTGTAATGTTAAGTATCAATTTAAACCTATCGAATTAACTGGTAGTAAAATAGCTGATATAGTTACAAAGCCTAAATACTACAAAGTTGAAATTAAAGGTGTGCCGGTGGATGTGATTGATATAGCCAACGCTTACAATCTTTCCTTTATGAAAGGTAATGCTATAAAGTATATTTTAAGAGCAGGCAAGAAGGATTTATTGGTCCAGGACTTAAAGAAAGCTATTGAGTGTTTAAATAGAGAGATTGAGTATGAAAGCGGTAAGTAGGAATATTACTTTATTTTGGTTAAATTTGCGAAAGGAACTTAATGTTAGTTTAAATTATGGCAAAGAAATCAAAAGAAATAAAAGAAGACTTAAATATAGAAGTTACAACCGAAATAGAGCAGGTAAACCCTTTGACTATTTCCGAGTGCTGCAAGACTGAATATATCTCTTCGGGAACAAAAGTTTATTGCTCAAAATGCAAGGCTGATTGCCGTTTAGAAAGACAAAAGAAACTAATTAAATTATGGAGTCCAAAAGCGTAATTGTTCTATTGGTAGTAATTTTACTATCTTCTTCTTGCAAGTCTAAAAAGCTGGTGGAAACTACAAAAGTGGATTCCGTTATAACTACGGTTCAAAAGGTCGAATTAGCTACCGATTCAAGCGATATTGAAACAACCGAAGAAATAGCTTATGTTTTTGATACATTAGTAAACCATCAAGTTACACCTTTAGAAGCTATTAGAGGCGATTACAAGTACAAACTAAAGGCAATCCATATAAAGAGGCACATCAAGGAAAGAAAACGCTTACAAAGCCTTAAAATCGATAAGAAAGAAAACAAGGCTATAAAGGTGGATAAAACCACAATTCAAGAAGAGAAGCCAAAAAATAACACTACTTTATTCTTAATATTGGGTATTGCTATCGCAGTTTACCTAATCCTAAAAAAACTTTAAAAATAATTTACCTCATTTTCAGTTAGTTACATTTTGCTTTTATAATTTATTATAGAAATGTTTTAATATATAAATCTTAATTAAGATATTTGAATATCGATTAAAACCAACGATATAAAAATTATGAAAACTATGACAATGTACGATGTAGATTCAAGTATTGCTTATTGTGAAGCTAAAGGTTTCGCAAAAGTGTTTGACGCTTATGCTGAGTTCTGTTCAGGCGAACATATTACCCAGATAGGCTTTAATCCAAACTCTGGGTATGTTTATATCCATTTAGAAAGTAGTATTTGTATCTGTTCTATGTTAGGACAAGATGTAGAATACTTTAGCTACAATGGCGAAAATGACGATGAAATGGTAGCAGACACTTACGATGAAGCGATTGACAATTTAAACAAAAACTAACTATGTTCAACTATCCACAAGAACCATCATTCGAGCAAGGCTTGAAAGATGCTATCAACAAATTAACAAACCAGTTACCAAGTGCACAGAAAAACCCTTACGAGTTTAGACAAGTGCATACAAGAATCCAAGTATTTAAACGAGCCTTACAATTATTAAATGATTTACCAGAAAGAACAAGCGAAACAAATTAAATCACTTAGCATAGGGGAGACTATGCAAGTAGACAAAAGAGAAGGCAATCGAATAAGAAGTTTGCTATCTTATTACAAAAGATTTAATAACAAGATTTATTCCTGCAAAGAATTAACCAAAAATTGTTTAACTATAACCAGAAAAAAATGAAAAAGCTAAAAAATCCAATTATCGAAGACATTAACATTGTAGAAGTTGATTTCCAAAACACCTATTACACAGAATATACCGATGGTTTTATTGTTTACCACCATAGGTTTAAACAAGCAGACCTACGCTTTTGGGTATTAGAAAATTACGATATATCAAGAGGTCAAGTTAAAATTGAGTTAGACCCTACAAGTATGGAACAGGCAGAAAATCCTATTTACTTTACTCAAGATGTAGAAGAGTTTATTAACGAGAACTACGAAGAATTAATTTTAGCAATCTTAAAACAACCAGTGTTGGCTTGTCAATCTACTTTTGCTAATACATTGTATGATATTTGCAGACCACGATAATGAGCATTATAACCGTTCACAAATTCATTAATAATCCACCGAAGGAAAGTAAGTTGGATAAATTAATAAGGCTTTATAGACAAACATTAGAAGATGGTAATTACTGCAAATCAGTCCAAGCTATGTATCTTATAAATAAAGTTAAAGAAGCTGAAATACAAAGGGTTACAAACGATTATGAGCATCATATTGCGAAGCAAATAATTAAAAATAATTACCTTAATTTGTTAAAATAATTTTATATATTTGAAAACCAAAACAAAAAACTATGTCACTACTAAAAATTCAATCGGAGCTAAAAGCTCCCAAAAACCAATTCAATTCCTTTGGGAAATACAAGTATCGTTCTACGGAAGATATATTGGAAGCAGTTAAACCTTTATTACTTAAGTACGAATGCACGATGACTATATCGGATAACATTCAGGAAAAAGCTGGAATTATTTTCTGCGAAACTTTTATTTTATTAACAGATAAAGATGGTAAAGAGTTTACTTCGATGTCGGCTGCGGGGATTGACCCAAATCGCAAGGGTATGGATATTGCGCAGAGTTTTGGTGCGAGTTCCAGTTATGCTCGGAAATATGCTCTTAATGGTTTATTCCTTATTGATGATACCAAAGATGCTGATGCAACGAATATGCACGATGCAGTTAAAATGGTAGAAGAAAAACTTAAGCCAATCTTAAAAGTAGGTACGGAATTGTTTGACAAATGCAGAGCAGGTTACCTAAAGGATGCAAAGAATTTAATTGCTATTAAAGAACGCTATTCTATGGATGCAGAGACTTTAAGACTTTTAACAAATAAGCCAAATGAAGTTATTTAAAGCAAGACCTTCATCGTTAGGGAAACTAATGAGCAAGTCAAAGAAGCCAGGCGAATTATCGCAAACTTGCATAACTTATCTTAAAGAATGGTATGCTGGAGATAAAGAAGAACTTTCATCAAAGTATCTAACAAAAGGTATCTTATTAGAAGATGAAGCTATTAAGTTTGCATCTAAAGTTTTATACGGTGGTATTAAAGCCTATAAAAACGAAGATATTTATTCTAACGAATGGTTGGTAGGTACTCCCGATGTTATCCTTGAGAATTCTATCATAGACACTAAATGTGCTTGGAATAGAAAAACCTTATTAGATTCAGCTTTAGAACTTAATACTGATTACGAATGGCAGTTGCGAGGTTATATGATGTTATGTAATAAAGAGTTTGCTACCTTGTTTTATTATNTTGGCGAAACTCCAGCAGCAGCTAATTACGGAACAAAAATAAGCTATTCACATTTAGAAGACTTTGAACGCTGGGTATCTTATGAGTTTAAACGAGATATTTCTATTGAGCAAGAGATTATCGAAAGGATTGAACTTTGTAGAGCCTGGCTTCAAAAATACGATGCCGAGATACAGGCAAGAATTGGAACAAGAATTATAACCCTTTAAAAAAAATAGAAATGGAAGTACAAGGCACAATTTATGCAATCGGACCAGTCCAAGAAGTAAGCGAAAAATTCAGAAAACAAGAAATCATTTTAGAGACCTTGAATGGCGAATACACGCAACACATTAAAATTCAATTTGCACAAAAGAAGATTGATTTATTACAAACATTTGCTCCAGGTAGCGAAGTTGTATGTCAAATTAACATAGCAGGTAAGCTATACAAAAACAAAGAAGGTAAAGAAGATTCCTTTACAAATATCGTTTGCTGGAAGATTGATAATGTAGGTACAAATGTAATTACAAACCCTACTGAAGATACTTCATTGCCGTTTTAATTAAAGAAATTGGTGCTGCTGCAAGCGTTCTTTTTGCACCAAAGATAAGAGGTGTCTGCGCAATATTAGGGGAAAGTTTAACAATTTTAGCAGAGATTAACACCCAAATGCTAATGAGTAGCGTTAGTATTTTAAAATTATACGATATGGATTTTTTAGAGGAATATAGAACTGGGAATGTTACAATAGAGGATTTAAGCCAAAAGTATAACATATCCCAAAAAAGAATAAGAGAAGTTTTAAGAGCCAAAGGAATTAGAACAAAGCACCTTAAAACAAAGAAAGTAACTTTAGAAACGAATGCTATTTTTAATGACTTTTTAAAGGAGTATTTAGTTGAAGGTAAGCCGATTAAGCATTATGCAGAGAAGTTTAAT